CACTCCGGCTTTATATTCAAAGCAAGCCAGTACTGGCGCATTTCCTTGCAATGCCTGGCGATGCTCGGAAAATAGAGGTGTCTCTCGTATGGGTTGCAAAGGAAGTACTTGCAATCGGATAATAGACGACCAAGCATCATGTATTTATGCTCCTGCCCTTCTCCGAGACTGACAAGCCTTCCGTTGTCCCCGATCCACAGCATTGCTCCCTCTCCCTTCCAATTAAAGTCGAAAGCCTTGCTTACCGGATAATAATAGCCATCGAGCACCGTGCCTTCCTTTAGGTCTCGCCCTATCTCTCGCAGGCAGGTTCTTCCCCAGCTGGCCGTTACCTCAACCACTGCTTGTGCTGGTATCTTGTCGTATTCCTTCATATCTTGCCAAATTTAAATTTCTCGTTCCGTGATGTAATACTTGTATGTCACTCCACCCATTTTAACCTTGAAGTGTCGGTCTCCTTCTTCCATCATTTCTACAAATGGGTTGTTCCTGAAGGTTTTCTTAATTCGAGAAAACCTTTCCTCCATTATCTCCTTGGTTCTGTAGTCTTCGATGTGACTATCAACTTGCCCAAGGCTATTTTTGCCGTTCAAAATGTATTGTTTCATATCTTGATATATTGTGCAGGGCTTGCGCCCTGCTGATTAATACTTTTCAATCCAATACTCTGTTGTGCGATTCAATCCTAAGCATGCAAATTCAGTCTTGAAATAACCTTGGCGTACCCAGTGAGGATAAAAATTATCGGTTTTTCTATATTCCCTAAACAAGCCGTTCAAGAATTGCTCTGCCTTGTCCTTGCGTGTAAAGTTTGCCAACTCCTCGATTTCCTCGCCTTCTATCTGGCTCTTGATGTAATATTTTGCTCTTGCCATTTCTCCGTCCTCCCTTGATTACTTAGCATACAGTGTTACAACCAATCCTCTTCTGAGTGCGCAGCGGCAAGCGTCCATACCAGCCTTCAATGCTCGCTTGATAAACTTATTGAAGAGTTCTGCTCCGATGAGCTTCAAGATTCCGCTTACTCCTACGAGTGTGTTTATCTTCTTGCCATCCTCTGTGCGTCCGAAGACCTTAATACGGAAGTTTGAGTTGATAAACTTTGTTGTGAACTCTAAAACGTTTGAATTTGGCTTTTTCATTTTTCTCTGGCTTAACCGTGTTGCCTAGGGCTTAGTTACTGAATGTTTAATGTGCTTATCTCCTAAACACAGCGCAAAGATATTAATATTTTTCGGTTCTACCAAAACTTTTCCCGAAAGATATTAATATTTTAACTTTTATTGGCTGTTTATGTCGTAAGCACAGCTATTTTCGGTACGTTTTCGGTCGTTTTCGGTACGTTTTCGGCTGTTTTCGGTACGCTTTCCACGCTCTATATAATAATAACCTGCACGCATTAGCTAGCTAGAATGAATATAATCTAACTCTCATATCCCCTACCCCTTTTCTCTCAATGAAAAGTGTTCTTCGCACAAAAAAATGGGCAGAAAAACGCTCTCCTGCGCTTCCTGCCCTTTTAAAGATTGATATTATGATTGAACCTATTGAACTCTCTTCTTGATGCGCTCCTTTATCCAGCAAACCGCAAAGATTGTCAGGAATAGCAATACGCAATCGCCAGCGAATAATCTTATCTTGTGCCATGTGCCCACTGGCTTCTCTACCTCCTTTGTCTTGTATCGGTTCACGTAATACTTGACCTTTATGGTGTCGGTCACGAATGTGTAAATGTCGCCCACGATGGTGTCCGTCTTGGTCGTTGTCTTCCATCTGGTGGTCGTAAGATTGTGCCACCGCTCTTTGATTACAGTGTCGCCCTTGATGTACACCAGCACGCTGTCCTGCTTGATTACGGTGTCGCCCTGCCGGGTGTCCTGCCAGTGGATCTGTCGCTGGTTCACGCTGTCACGTCTTGCACTGGTGTGTGTGCTGTCGTGATAAACCGTGTTATTTTGCGCTGTTTTGGCGCAGGAACAGCCCAAAATTAAAAGTGGGGTAATTATAAGCATGACGAGAAATAACGCCACAGAACGCAAATTTCGCCCTTTCCTTCTATTTTCCATACTTTAAAACGTTAGATTGATGTGTTTATTATACAAGCACCTTGATTTTCAAGGCTTCCTTGGCTCGCTTCAAATACTTCTCGCAGGCTGCCAGTCCGTTGTACCCTCCGTTTATCTTTCTGCGGATAGCCTTCAAGTTGTCTTGGTCTGCCAACTCATTGCAGCCGAAGGTGTCGAATACCCACATCGAGGATTTCGTTGCTCCCAGAGAACGCTCCAGAAGTTCGGGACTGGACACAACATCGAAGCCGCAATAATTGGCATATTTCCGGTAGTTGGCTCGCCCGGTAATCTGTATCAATCCCCTGCCCTTATACTTCACGCCATCGCCCTGCTGGGTGTTTCCGAGGTCTTTCCTGCCCTCGTAGGCTCTGCCGCTTGCCAGTTCTTTGGTGTATCTCAACTCTCCGCTTTCGTGGGCAATCTGTGCGAGATAGTGCGCCATACGCAAAGGAGTATTGATGTGGAAATGCTCTGCCCATCCGTTGATGATTGGAAGGTAGGTGTCTGCCCTGCTGCCTGCATTCGGCATTACCTTTAGAAGTTGCGCTCTAGTTATCCTCATTGTCTCCTCCTTTCTTCCGCTCTTCTTTCATTATCTCGACAACCGCCTTCGCAATCTCGTCCTTATTTTCGAGGATCACCTGCATCGTGCGGTCTTGCTTGCGTATCTCAGCCTTCTCGTATGCCTTCTCCCGGATACTCTTAAACTCGCACAAAAGCAGATACACCGTCCAGGCGATGGCGAACATAGGGAAGGGAGATATGATGCACGTAGCTACGTCCATAAGCGCAGCGATGAGAAATGTAGGAAAATACTTCTTTGCCTTGTCGCACGTTTTCTTCAACCCGGTTGACGTTCTTGCAACATGCAGTTCCTTCGCCTTCTGTATGCCTGCTATCAGGTCAATTGTCATCGCTATCAGAATTGTAGCGAAACAGATAAAAATTACTAGGGCGCACAGATAAAGGTGGTGCACCTGAAAATCGTGAAATACTTCGCTCATATCAATTTATTTTTTTGATTATTCCAATTTCTCCCAGTCAATTGTAACTCCATTTCCGATGATGTCTGCCGTCCACCTGCAGAATGCCATACCCTCATATCCGTCCGGATCACTAGCTACGGCAATAGCATACTGTACGCAGTCGCTCTCGGTCTTGATTACCTTCGGGTAGAAGTCCGCATAAGCCATATTAGCCAAATAGAGAATATCCCCGAGTGTCGTACCCTTTGAGATTATCTCGTTGTTTGTTGCCAGCCGGATTTCGTCTACCGTCCATCGGTGGCTCGTTCCGTCTACGTTCTTCATCTGCTCGCTTGCTTTGATTGCTAGCTGCTTCGTGAAGTGGTAGCCGTGCTTGGCAACGTATGCTACATATCCGCTGGCTCCCATGAGTGCCTTTGCTGCCTTCTCGTATGGTAAGCTGTGGATGATGTCGCTCTCTTGGTGCTGGTGTCGCTCTTCCTCTCTATCGCAAGAATGGCGCAAAACGATTATTTTCTTCATTGTGCGCCCTCCTATCCTAGTTTGTCGAGTAATTGCTTAACCATGCCACGAATGCCGCTTATATCGCCCTCAAGTGCCTTGAAACGCTTTTCGGTTTCCTGCTTCTCCTTGATGGCTGGGTTCAAAGCTGCAAGAAGTTCTTCGCCCTTGGCTTTCCGCTCCTTGCTTGGCTCGTATGCCTTGATTATCTCATCGGCTTCATTTACCAATTTCCCAACTTCGGGCAAAAGGTCTGCCTTGTCGGTTGCCAGTACGGTTTCGCCTGCAAAGGTTACTCCCAGGTGTTCGGGGATAGTGTAGATTGTCTGCTTTCCATCCACCTCGATTGTTACGTCTCGCATTGGCTGTCCGCTGCTGGAAATGGTTGCGATGCCAGTGTTGATGTGCGGCTGGTTGTCTACGACCTTGCCTTCCTTAACTTCCACCGTCTGCTTGTCTAGCAGATAGACCGGGTGATTTCTCTGTATATTCTTAAATTCCATAATGCGCTCTTTTTAGATAGTTCGATAAATAGACAAAAAGGGGTCTCACTGATAACACAGCGAGTTGCCCCTTGATAGATTTTGTTCAGACCGCCTACGCACCAGTGGTGGTTGTGGTGGTCTTCAACGCTGCAATAAGTTCAGCGTTCTGTCTCTGCTGGCTCAACTCCAGGCGTGCATCGTTGTACCGCTGCTGCAAATCCTGCTGCCAGTGATTGTTCAGCACATCGATAACTC